ACAATAAACTGTGCAGACTTAATAAAAAATAGTCTGTTTGCAGAAGCAAAATTTATTTTGGGTCTCTCTGCAGATTCTGCTTGCAATCTGTGCATGAAAATGGTACAATAATAGAGTAGGGAACAGGCCCTACTCAAAAATATGGAGATTGCATGCTATACAGATTTGTAAACCCGGACACATTATTGATTGAAATTAATGATCTGTTGGGTTCTAGTTATACAAATGTTATTGATGGTAGTCTTGCCTTACTGCAAAGTCTTACAGGCAGCTCAGGAGTGCCTTGACCAACTTGGGGAAGGTGAAACATATATGACCCAATATCCTTGGCCGGAAGTTGAGATCAACACCTACGACGAAGATGGCAATATTAATGGCACAGTACTTCAGGGTGTTGGTAGAATTATCTAAATATGGGAGCATACTAAATAGGAAGCTATAATGCCAAAGCATACTAAAGCAGAACAGGCGAAGAAAATCAAACGGCCCTCTCCAAAGATGTTGGGATCTGGGTTGGCTCGCAAGGCAGCTGAGGCTGCTAAAAAGCGTAGGAAAGAGATGGATAAAATGATGAAGGAGATGATGAAATAATGTCTAAGCCGGTCCAGCCAAGAAAGCAGCGAAGTGAGATCTACACTATCTTGGGGGATACGCCCGGCCGTAGACCAAGCACTGCATTATTTGATGAGGACGGTCCCTATGACTGGGATAATTTCAGAACAGTATTCTTTGAGACTGCAGATATCTATGAGTATGCTGCAGCAATCCAGCTGGTGGGATCTTGGGATGAGTGGCAAAGATTAAAGGCTGACTCTGCATTATTCCGTCGAACTATTAGGCATTGGGTTACAGAACTCAAGGCTAAACTTCAGTCGGATTCGTTTCTTAGAATCCTTAATTTGTCTAGTGGTACTTCTCCGCAAGCACTAGCCGCAGCCAAATGGATTATTGAGCAGACTGATGAAAAGAGATCTCAAGAAAAATCGCCACGTAGAGGTAGACCCTCTAAATCGCAAATCAAACAAGAGACACGAATGCTTGCAAAACAAGAGAGCGAAGAGCAAGCAGAACTTGAAAGAACTAAAGCAGCTGCTATCAACCAATAAGGATGTGATGGATGAAATCTGCCAAGAGGAAACAGACTAATGCCCTATACGCAGATGGGGATCTAACTGCTGCACAGCTTGAGGTAAGAGAAATCGCTATGGCTGACCTTGGTGCATTCGCTGCACTGGTTGTGCCTAAGCGAGTATTCGCGCACTGTCATAAAGACCTGATGCGCTATATGTGCCAAGAAGATCCAAATCAACTTATCCTTTGGCCTCGTGCTCATCAGAAGTCAACAGCTGCTGCAATCTGGGCATCGTGGTATATTGTTAATCATCCTGATATTACAATGCTATACGCCAGTGCTACCGCAGACTTGGCAAAGTTGCAGTTGTCCTATATCAAGATGATCTTAGATTCAGATATCGTACACAAATACTGGCCAGAGTTAATCAAGCAAAGTCTGATGGAGAGAACCAAATGGACTGAGGATCGTATTGCAGTGGATCATCCCAAGAGATTTGAAGAGGCTATCCGAGATATGACTGTTCGTGCCATTGGTATTGGTGGTACTGCAACGGGTCAACATTATGATATCGTTCTTCTAGATGACCTTGTAGATCAAGACAATAGCGAAACACTTACATCCAGAAAGCAAGTCTCCAACTGGTTCAGTTATCTGGCATCAATCATTAATGATGCAGGTATGACGAAGGCAGTCGGGACACGATATCATCCAAAAGATTTGTATAGTGAAATGATGGAAATGACTGAAGACGTTTATAATGAACGTGGAGAGGTTATTGATACAGTTCCACTTTTCACTGTATCTCAAAAGGTAGTTGAGGTAGACGGACAGTTCCTATGGCCCCGGCAACAACGTGACGATGGGAAGTGGTTCGGATTTGATTTTAAGGTTCTTGCATCTAAGAAAGCAAAATATAGGAGTAACCTGTCGGGGTTCTATAGTCAGTATTACAATGACCCTACCGATCCAGAAACCAAACGAATCGAAGGGTTTGAATATTATGATGAATCTAGACTCAGCTTTCGAGGTGCCTACTGGTATTATAACGGGAACCGACTCAACGTATATGCGGCAATTGACTTTGCAGCTACCGTTAACAAACGATCGGACTATACTTCAATTGTTGTATTGGGAGTCGATGGATTCCAAAATTATTATGTCTTGGACATTGATCGGTTCAAAACAGATAAGATCAGTGAAATGCAGACACATCTTAAGCGTCTCTATTCCAAATGGTTTTGGAAGAAACTTCGGGCAGAAGCAACTGGGCAGCAGAATCTGGTAGTTGAGCAGATCAAAGCTGATAATAAGCGGGATGGTATTAGATATCATATTGATAAAGTCACCTCTCTAACCACGGAGAAGCGTGTGCGTATCAATACTAATCTAGAACCAATATACGCAGACCAGCGCATGCTGCATAGACGTGGTGGCTTTTGGGAGATTCTGGAATATGAATTATCTTCTGATAAAGCAGCCCATGATGATATTGCTGACGTTCTATCCTCGGCAGTTGAGATTGCTGTAGCCCCTGTAAATACGACGCATCTAACTGAAAAGGCTGCTGCGCCTATTACCTATAATCGAAAATTCGGTGGAGTTGCATAATATGGCACAAACTGCTGCAGTGTTAAGAGAACAAGGAAATGCAAGGGCACGGCAAGAGGCCGAGAACCTTGTACGAAAGGAAGCGCGCAAACGCTTAAAGGCTGCCGACACAGATAAAGAAGAGGAACAGGCAAAACTTTGGCGGGGTCGAATGCTTACTAAAGCCATGGGTGCTGCTGGTGCAAGACAGATTATTAATGAGTTAACCGGAAGAAAAACGGAGATCCGTAAAAGGTAATGAGTGTTCTTGTAGCCACAGATCTAGATTTTAGAAAGCGATCCGTCCAGCTTATTGACGAAATGTGGACAAGCCTGAATATGGAAAAGATGCGGTGGCTTGAGAACAGTCGAGAAGTCCGTGCTTATCTATCGCAGACAACCACAGATGATACTGAAGTTGGACAGAGTTTGCCTTGGAAAAATAAAACAACTATCCCAAAACTGACACAGATCTCAGATAACCTACAGGCATTCTATATGTCTGCAATGTTGTCTGATGAAGAGTGGTTTCGTTTTGAGGGTGCAGATGAGAAATCCCACAACAAGGCACAGCTGATTGAGCGCTGGCTGCGGACGAAGCTTCGTATGGGCGGGTTCCGAGACGATCTTGAGAAGCTGGTGCGTGACTGGATTTATTATGGGAACTGCTTTGGTGGTATTCAATACACTCGACAGACAGTTAAATCCTTAGTTACTGAAGAGAATCTTGAAACATTTGTCGGTCCAAAACTATTTAGGATTAGCCCACTTGATGTAGTAATTGATCCTCGGGCAGCATCTTTTGATGATAGTTTGTTTATCTATCGTAAGTGGGTTCCGATTGTAGATATCATTCGCCATAATGATCGGCATCCTTCAATCCCTTATGACCCAGAAGCCATTGAGAATATCAAGAAGTTTCGTGGGCAGGGAGCACCTGACGATTGGATTGACTTCATCAAAGAGAGTGGTTTACAGATTGATGGTTTCGATCTGTTTGCCGACTATCTTAGATCTCAATACGTTGAGGTCTTAGAATTTTGGGGTGATGTTTATCTTGAGGATGAGGGCGAAGTCCTTGAAAACTATGTGGTCACTATTGCTGATCGTATGTGGGAATTGCGCAGATCGCCTAATCCTAGCTGGTCTGGCAAGAAACCCTTTATCCATGTAGGCTGGCGCAGTGTGCCGGATAACCTGTATGGTCAAGGACCAATGGATAATCTGGTTGGCATGCAATACCGGGTAGATCATCTTGAGAATCTTAAGGCCGATACATTCGATCAGATTGTGCATCCTGCCTTGGCTATTATCGGGGATGAGATAGATGCAGGATCGTTTGAATGGGGGCCGGGTGCCCGGCTGTACTTACCTGAAGGCGGCAGTGTCACGGTTCTTAAACCAGATGCCAGTGTACTTCAAACAAATTCAGAGATTGCAAACTATTTTAATTTGATGGAAGAAATGGCAGGCTCTCCCAGAGAAATGGCAGGATTCAGAACGCCGGGTGAGAAGACTGCATTTGAGGTTGGTGTCCTGCAGCAAGGCGCAGAGCGATTGTTCAATGACCGTATCAACCATTTTGAGTCCTTTGGTATTGAACGCGCCCTTCAATTAATGTTTGAGATTGGGGTGCGGAACATGGACCCGGTAGACCTTGCCAGAACATTCAATGATGATACCGGCGCATTAGAACTGCTTGAGTTCACCAGAGACGATGTGGTTGCTGATGGCATCTTCAAGGCAGTAGGTTCTAAGCACTTTGCAGCACGGAACAAGCGTATCCAAGAACTTCAAGGTATGCTGAATATGATACAGGGTATCCCGTCTGTTGCAGTTCATGTCAGTGGCTGGAAGATTGCACGTATGATCGAACAGGAACTTGGCTTTGAACGCTATGGACTTGTTGACCAGCATGTAGCTATTCAAGAAGAGTTGCAGTCGCAGGTTGTTGCATCCACATTGCAGCAGCAGGTTCAGGCTGTATCTAGTGGGGTAGCACCACCGCAAGATAATATGGGCATGCAGGGACCAGTTGAGATTCCACAGTAATGAAAACAACTCAAGTAATCTTTTCGAGATTACATTTAGAAGATCAGGAGATTGCGGATATTAAGTCTGCGCTGGCGCGCGATAATACAATTGTGGCCACGATTCTTAAGATTCTTAATCTCCGCAAGTTAGACGCTGCGGCGACTTCAGCGGATTATGAAAATCCGAATTGGCCTTATCGTAGGGCCTATAAAGACGGTCGCAGTGATGAGATCAACTTTCTTATTAACCTACTATCTGAGGAGTAATGTCGATGGCTGACCAAGCAATCGAAGTTGGGGGTGTTCAAATCAACAAACCCACCAATGACGCACCACAAGATCTACCTAGTACAGAGCCAATTGATTTTTTGAGTGAGTTGGTGGGTGAAGGTAAGCGGTATGCATCTGTTGCGGATCTTGCAAAAGGTAAGCTACATGCAGATGAGCATATCAAAACGATTGAGGAAGAGAACGCCCGTATGCGGGAGCAATTTGAAGCACAAACCAAGAACTCCGAGACCTTGGAGAAAGTTCTTGAGCGGCTTCAAACGATTGATAATCCTGCACGTCCGGTAATTCCTGAGCCGGAAGATCCTGACGACGACAACCATATCAGCAGAGATAGTATTGCTAGTATCGTTCAAGACCTAATGAATGAAACGAAGGCACAGGAATCTGCTGCAAAACAGGCTGAGGTTTATAAGCGGAATCAGGCTGAGGCATGGAGTAAACTTGCTGCTATCTATGATGGACAAGTAGATAAGGCACAACTTGCCGTAGCTGAATTTGTTGGGGATAATGCGAACCGCGCAAGAGTCCTCGATGAAATGACCCGCCTTGACCCTGAAGGCTTTGTTAAGTTTATGCAGGCTCAGAAACGATCTGATGTTGAGTTCGTTCCAAGTGCAAAAAGTAGTGCACCAAAGGTGGATGTTGCATCTGTTGGTGAACTGACATGGGAAAAGGCGCGAGCAATTCGCAAGTCTAATCCTGAACTTTATAACAGTCGCCAGTTTCAAGATGCATTAATCAAAGCGAGAGATCGTAATGAACGTGCCTTTTGGGGCAAGGTTCGATAACTAGTTAATTAGGAGATTAATTTATGGACAGTGTTACAGCTTCCAAACTTATTCGTACTGACATTTGGAGTCAGCAAGTACGTGACGAACTGGAAGAAATGCTTATTGGTAAGCGTCTTGTAGATTTTGTTGCAGACTTCCCTGATGGGGATGAACTGCATATCCCGACTCTCGGTAGTTTGCTGACTCGGGACTATGTGGAAAATGATGATATCGTTGTTGATGATCCGACTATCGGTGACTTCACCCTGACGATTAACAAGTATGTGCAAGCCGGTATTGCTATCACCGATAAACTTGCTCAAGATACTTTCTACATGAGTGTGCTGAATCAAAAGTACCCGCAAAAAATGGTTCGTGCAATCATGGAGCGTCTTGAAAATGATATCTTCCTGCTCCACAAAGAACAAACCACCAATGATGCCAACACCATCAATGGTGAAGCACACCGCTATGTTGGTACTGGATCGTCCGACATCATTGCACTGGCAGATATTGTTCAAGCAAAACTGTCGCTGGATAAAGCCAACGTATCTAAGGTAGGCCGTATGGCTATCATTGATCCTACCGTATCCAGTGTACTGATTGGTCTTGACCAAATT